AACGTGCCGATCTTGCGGATGCAGCGGCCTTCGCCAGCCACCTGACCGCGCGCAATGTTGATGAAATTGGTGAGCAGCGCCGTAGGATACAGCGTCGTGGGCGCCGCCGGATTCTGTAACAGGCTTTGGGTAAGCGTGAGATACTGGGTCAACACGGCAAGCTACCTCTGCCGTGGTTATATCACGGACCTAACGGAATCAACACGGTGTTCGTAATCGTCGATCGCTCGGCGTCAATCTTCATCCACCTCGAAGTCCCATCGGCGCACAAAACCAACATCGGATCGCCGATCCGCATGGCGCTTGCCCGGCCGCCGAGGTTCTGATCATTAGTGCCAACGACAATCCCCGACGAACTGAGATCGGGAATGTCATAGTTCTTGTTCCCGAGAACAGGTCCGGTGATATATCCCGTTCCGCTGAGCGAATACGTCGTCATTTACGGCGCCGGCTGAATGACCGCGATATCCGGCACGCTGCCCATGACCAGCGATACGGTGCCAACCGTACCAGTGGCGCCCAGCGTGGGCGGGAAAGCTGCGATCGGCGTACCGAGGAACAACCCACCGTCATAGATGGTGCCAGGGGCACTCGCCGTACCTGCCAAGATGGTAATGTTCGCCTGCCGCGGGAACCAAGCCAGATACAAGTGATCGGGCGAACCGGTGATGGTGCCCTGCGACGGCACACCGCCAGCCGTGAAAATCGGGGAATTCGCCGCATAGCCAACACCGCCGCCAGCAACCGTCGCCGCCGTGATGGTCTGCATGACCACCGCCGACACCGTGCCGGTCACGCCCGCACCGGACACCGCCAAGGTGATGGCGGAAGGCGTGGCGAGCGGAGCGCCCGGATTGGTGCAGAGCACCGCGGTCAGCAGACCCGAGTTGGTCAGGCTGAAAGCCATCGTGGCGAGCGTGATGCCGGACGACAGGTTCGGATCGGTCGGCACCGGCAAAAGCGCGAGATTGGCGGGCGCGGACGGATAGCCAGCGCCCTGATTGGTCCAGGTGACGCCGGTCAGAACCACCGTGCCGCTGGCAATGCCGACATAGCCGCTTGCCGCAACGCCGCCGATGCCGTTCACGTTGCTCGAATAGGGCGGCGGGGCCGGAATGATCAGCAGCGGAGCGATGCCGTAGCCGCCGCCGACCGAAGCAACCGAGCCGCCGGTAAAGGCGAGCGCGCCGCCGACGACCGGTGCCCAAGTCGAAGTGCCGCCAGTCGCCGTGACCGTAGTCGTAGACTGGACGTAGCTCGCGCCCTGGCTGGCGATGAACGCCGCGACCGGACAACCGGTCAGGTTGGCGATGCGGACGTTGAAGCCGTCGCTCTTGATGAACTGGATACCGCGATTGAACGCGCTGCCGGAACCGAACGACCAGAGATTGGTGATCGGATCCCGGTACTGGAACACCAGATAACCGCCCATGCCGACAAACCAGTCGCCGGCCGGAATGACGATATTCTCGCCGGGGGCCAGACAGACCTTGTTGGTCGCGAAGTCGTAGGGCGCGTTGTTCAATTCGGAGGGATACAAGTTAGTGGGGTAGGGAAGCCCCATCCCAGGCCCTGCCAATGGCTGGTTCATACCTTTACCTCATCCTCTCGGCGTGCTATAGGAGTACTTCCAGCCAGGAAGTAAACCCCATGATTGAACGGCATTCTCTAGGCGAAGAAAAAGAAGCGCGATGCGCTTGGGATAAGTGTGGCCAAGTATTTCAAAAGAAACGATTCGACCAACGCTTTTGCTCCCCAGCCTGTTTAACCAAAGACAAAAACTCAAGACCTCGCCGTTGGATGGAACACCCGGAGCGAGAAGTCCGTAACCAAAGACGTATGGAAAAATATTACGCAAATCGAGAACAAGAACTCGAAAAATACCGACAGCACCGAAAAGATCATCCGGAAGAAGTCCGCGCCAAAGAGCGCGAAGAATACCACCGCAATAAAGAAAAACACTACGAACGAGTGAAAGCATACCGAGCAAAACATCCTGAAAAAAGAAATTTAGAATACAAAAATTCCCGTCAGCGCTATCCTTGGAGGATGGCGCTAGAAAATGCAAAAAACCGTTCTTCAAAAAAAGGCTTCGCATTCGATTTAACTAGAGAATGGTGCGAACGAAACTGGACAGGTCACTGCGCTGTCAGTGGCTTACCGTTCGTATTTGGCACTCAGTCTCATTTTCCTTTCTCTCCTAGCATTGATCGTGTTGAAAGCACGAAGGGCTACACACAAGATAACTGCCGCTTTGTGCTATTTGCCATTAACTCCTTCAAAGGCACGGGCACTGATCAAGACATGCTCCACATTGCTCGTGCCATTATACAGTACAACCAGTAGTTTAAAACTGATTATTCTGTATATTAAATATGTGTGCCCCCGAAACTGACTTCGCCGAGGTCACATCGTAACCGACAACCACGACACCCTGCTGACCGATCTGCCCCAAGGGCACCAGCGAATAGAATCCGCTGAAGTCGAATGCGGCATCCTCGGACAAGTACATCGCGGTGTACTTGGTGTTGACGGCATAGGCGTGACCGGTTGGACAGAAGTGGTCCTGGAAGATCGGGATGCCCGAGACGTTGAGGTTCGGGAAGCTCGACCGCACCGCGGTATCCATCGTGTAGGTCATGCCAGGATTGACGTAGATATTTTCCTGGCCGATGAACGACAGGTTCAGCGTTGCGTAGTCGCCGGGCGACATGACGATGAAGGTCGGCGCTTCGCCGCCGGCCTGATTGGTGATGTACGACAGCATCGTCGCCATATTCGAGCGCGTGAAGCCGGACGAGAATGAGAACAGCGCGGCGTTGTTGGTGTTGATGTACTGGCCCTTGAAAGCCGAGTTGCCCTGTGCGTTGCGGTTGATGCCGCCGTAATTCGGGACGTTGGTGCCGTCATCGAAGGCATTGTAGAAGCTGTCAGGATAAAGCGCGTTGTTGGTGTTGTTGGAAAACAACAGGCTGGCGAAGTTTTGCTTGGTCACCGCCGCCACATCGTTCATGCGGGCTTTGAGCAAGCTGATCTCGCGGTCGGTGGCCTGGATGATCGTTTCACCGAAGGGCAGCGGAACAGGCACGACCCAGTAGGCGAGATTCCATTGGCCGTTCTGGATCGCCGGAATGATCTGCGGCGAGTTGAACCCACCGCCGTAGCCGGTAAATTGACCTTGGACCATCGATCCGGCCTGAAGCGGTATGGTGATCTGGTTGAGGCCGCCCGCGGCTTTCTGGGCGTTGCCCATCATGTAGAACAAAGTGGGCGAGCCGAAGTAAATTTGCACGAAGAGACGCGGCACGAATGCGCGGCGTGTCGTCGAGGCAAGCTCCGTATATAATGACCCGGCGGCCGGCGAAACGCCAATTCCTGGGAGGGGCAAGCTAGTCTCCTATTTCAAGAACTGGCTCAACGCCGGTTCGTCCCACGAAACTCGTTCAGCGACTTCATCGCCTGATTCATGACAAGCGATTCGCTCTCGCCACGAGTTTCGAGAAGCTTCTTGGTGTAATCCTCGTCTTCCTTGGCCGGCGACGTGAAGTCCCAACCGCCGATATGACTGGACGGCGTGGCCGGCGCGACCTGCGAACCATGCAGTTTCTCGTACACGGCAGCAGCGTGGATCGGATCGAGAATGCCTTCCTTCTCGCGGAATTCGTCGAGCGCCTTGAGACCATCTGCGGTCCAGCCCTCGGAGAGAAGCCTGGAATTGCCCTTCTCGACCTTGGCGGCAAGCGCGGACAGCTTCTCGTTTTTCTCGCGCTCGGCGTCTCGATCCGCGAGCGACTTCTTCAGATCGGCGATCTCGGTGTGCAGTTTCTCGATCGGCTCGTTGATCTGCTTGTGGGCTTCGAGCCGCGGCGTCGGCGCATCCGGCTCGACGAGCTTGCGCGCCTTCTCGACGAGCAAGGCAGCTTCCGGGTGATTCATCAGCTTGCGGACGGCGGCAATGGTCTGCTGGCCGTTAGCGAACTCGGTCTCATCGACCTCGATAACTTTGGCCATCACTTGCCACCCGTCGTCGAGCCAGCGTTCGGAACGTGGCTGATGGTCAAGGAGCCGGACTTGTCGGTCGCCGGCAGATGGCTTTTCCGGCCGCCGATCTCGTTCACGTCGAGATCGACGCGAATAGTCTGGTCGTCGGCTTTCATCGGGACCGTCTTGGCCGGATTCTGGAAGATATTGACCATCACTGTTCTCCTGATTTCCTTCGAACCGCCCCGCGTTGGGTATTCTGCACGCTCATCTCGGACGATTTTTTCAAACCCGGCAGGTGCTGCGCGGCGGAATGATCGATTGTTGCGCTCACGACGCTATCGCTCGACAGCACGATCCCCGGCGCTACCTCGGTTTTGAAGATACTCATGCGGCGGCTGCCTGCGGTTGCCCGGCAGGTTGCCCCCCGGCCCCCTGCTGCATCTTCTGCGCCTGCATCTGCTTGAGCATCTGCATTTGCTGATTGTTCTGGCCCTGCTTCATCGCGGTCTGTTCGAGCTGGTTGCGATTGGCGGCCGGCGTCATCGTGCCAGGCGGCACAAACTTGGCCAGTTTCTTGATCATGTCGAGAATGGCCTGACCCGGTTCGGAACTGGCGCCGACCAGGGGGAGAGCATCGGTGAGACTCTGAAGTGCAACCCCCAGCTTCTGTAACCCGGCGGCTTCGTGTCCACGATTCGCTGTCGGCGATACGGCCGGCGTCGAACCAAAGGGCGCTTGGGGTTGCTGCGATTGGCCGGGTACTTGGCCGGGGGTGCCTTCAGGCATGGGCTTACTTGCGGCCCTTGCGATGCTTGCGCTTTTCGCGGACGAACATCTTGTGTCCTTTCAAGGTTGCATCTATCAGGCCCACCATTAGGCACCGACGAAAGCACTGTCGTCCTAACGGCTTGCCAAAACCATTGCCGTAAAGTACGTTACTATGCAGTCGTTTACGGTGTTATCCAGATTGAGCGAAACAAACATGGCAAAAATGGACGCCATCGAATTGCTCACGCCAAAAGAAGCCGCCAGATTTTTGCGAGTAGCGACACGCTCGTTCTACGAAATGATGACGCGGGAAGATGGCCCTCCGGTCATCAAACTCAGTCGCACCGCGGCACGAATACCGAAAGCCGAATTGATGCAGTGGCTCGAAAATCGAAAACGAAATGGAGTTCCCCGTGCATAGAATGACCGTCATATTCGGCCCCACCTCGATCGGCTTCCTGTTCAAATCAAAAGAAAAAGCGGAAAGCTTCAAGAACTTCAAAACCGATCATCCCACCCAGGACTTGCACATCGACGACGACTTCGGCTCGCACGCCGAGATCAAGGCGCTGTCGATTCACGGCATCATCATCGAGGATCTGGATGTATCGAAGCTGGCGAATGTCGAGATGATGCTGCACAACGCCAGATCGGAAGCAGCAGCGCGGCAGCGCGCCCAGAGCGATCCGGGCCTGCGTCCTCGACAGGGACCGGCGGTGATGACGCCGTTCAACGGCGGGATGGCAAGCTAATCACTTGTGGTGCGCCCCGCCGCCCTTGCCGGCGAGTAGCTTGTAGGCGGCTTCGGGGTCGTTCTTGAGAAGCATCTGGAATTTCTGCTGCTCTTGTTCCTGATGCTTCCTAAATGCCTGGATCGCAGTTTCCTTGTTCGGAAGTTGCGTATTGTTGATAACGTATTCTCCATCAACAATCCCCCGGCTGTTAGCGGCAAACACCAGTTGCGTGTTCTCATCGGCAAAGATCGGCGACGACGAGTGGCTGTCCACCGTGACGCGCCAATCGTCGGGCAGATCGGTCAACAGGAAACTGGTTTCCTCGATGTCCTTGACCGGATTATCGGCCTTGGTCCAGTAACGCCGCTCGTCCTTCAGCTCCATCAGCGTCAAAGTGAGGTCGGCAGCTGCGGCGCATTGCGATTCGACGAGCAAGGATCGATCGCGCAAGTCCGGCGACGCGGTTTTCATCAAGGTGTTGGCGTGCGAGCCGGCGCGCACGCCCGGTTCGCCCTGGCCTTGCATGATCGGCGGGAAACCGAGGACCACATTGATGGTCTCCATCAACCATTTAACCATCGGCAGCAGTTGATCGGGGAATTTTGGGGTCAGATCCTCGATTTTCGAGTTCGGCCCGAGATTGGCGTAGCCGGCCATGCGAGCCTGCGCATAAAGTTCGTCGGTCATGCCGTTTTCGCCGGAAAACCCGAGGAATTTGTCGATCTGCAAGCCGACGAGACGCTTGGCATCGTCGCACCACGTCGCCAGAAGCTGCTGCGGCTCGATCACATCGACCAATTCGGAGCGTCCCCATATCCAATCGGTCGTCTCGTTGGGCTGGATGATGCGGTAGGGCTGCAAGCGACTGCCGGCACCCAGCGCGTTCTGCTTCTTCATCATCACGTCGCGCTTCTCGACCCGGCTGAACAGCGGCGTAATGATAATATCGGGCATGATCATCTGAATAGTGATGTAATCGTGCTCGTCCTGTACCCACAATTCGTGGAATTCGACCACCTCGGCGGCAATCGTCGGCCCCATCAAGGCATAATTCGGGTCACTGTTGAGCTGCACAATGCCGCCGGGCACCGGGCTGACCATGCCTTGCACGCCGGTATTCAACTGAGACGTGGACAGCACCTGATGGAAGAAGCTGTTCGGCTCGCTGCCCGCGTCGCCGCGAGCGGTATGCGCCTTGATGCGCTCAAATAGTTTCTCGGCGTTCGGAAATTTCCAGATTTTTTGCCAGACTTCCGGCATGGTGAGCGTGGTCGTCTCGCAAATGATCGGCTGCTCGTCGAGGCCGCGATCCTCGCGGTAGACGCCAAGGTTCCACGGCATCACCAGCCGGTCCTTGAGCACCACATGGTCCTCGGAATCGCGTTCGGTCCACTGCTTGAGGAAGGCAGCACCGTATTTCAACGCTTCGAACGCACCGCGACCGAAGGTGTTGCCGGTTCCGTTGCGTTCCCAGTTGAGAGTAAGTTGCTTCGCTACTTCCTGTCCGCGGCCATAGTTGATCGCCGGCTGTGGATGATCGAAGCTCATCGCGAACTTTAGCTCGACCGGACTGAAGATGTGCGCCGCCGTCCGCTTCAGGGACGGATTCATCATGTTCACAAGCGCCTTGGTGCCGTCGTACTTGCCGGTCTCGGCAATGGCGTTGAGCAACCGGTAGTACGACTTGCGCATCCCGACACTGACGCGGCATATCTCGATCCACTCATTGACTTGCGTGATGAGCTTGGCGTGATCTGACTCTATGCCGCCAGGCAGGATCATCTACCGAACCGCCCTTGAATCTGTTCCATGGCACGGATGCCGGCACGAGGCTGGATGCCCTGAATGACCTGGCCGTTCACGGTAATAGCGCCGGTTGCCGTGCCGGTATCGATATGCTCTGCGGTGCCGGTAAAACCCGATTGCCCACCGCGGGCCTTGATCAAGTCCATCTGCTTGGTCACCTCGTTGACCACAGGGATGGCAGCAACCTCGCCTTGCTTCGTATCGCGGATGTTCGTCACCTTGAGGTGCGACATCTCCGAGACCGGCACGCCGGCCATCTCAGCAGCGAGTTGCGCGCGGACATTCGATGAATCTTCAAGCTGGCGGTAACAGTCGTCGTTGGCCTTCATCACATGGCTGCGCAGGAACGGAGCAGCGATGACGATCTCGCCGTTCTCATCCACCTCGGGATCGCGCTTCTTGGAAACATAGCCACAGCCCTTGAGCGGGCAGCGCTCGGGCAAGTCGATGGCCGGATCCCATGGAAAGGCTTTGCGGCAGCCGGGGCAACGGATTTGAAATCTAGCCATCTTGCTGTTCCAGATACATGGCTATCAATTCCTGCTTGGTAATCTCAAGCTTGGCAATAGTCGCCAATGTGCTAAAATTGCCGGTCCACCGATTAACCCACAACCCCTCGCCATCAGTAAGCAGCAAAACGAGACCGCTGACATTGCCTGCTTCAGCTTCCGCCAAGGCGCTGCGAAGCATTTCCACAACTTTTTCTTGATCAGTTGGCTCAGCTTTTCGCTTTTCAGCAAGAGATACGACGGTCATCGATATCTCCAAGCATTACGTTGCGCAAACCGCTGCGCAGTCATCCGCTCGATCCGCTTCGCCTTGAAGAACTGGCTCAACTGGTTCTGCTGGAACAGATACACCTGATCGGTCAAGGTCAACCTCTGCCGCGCCGCTTCCGCGTCTCTCGTCCGGTTGGTATTGATCAAAGTCCGTCGTACTTTTTCTTCCCAGCAGTGGACGGCAAAAGCC